TCGGTGACAAATGGACGGAGGACTATTTCACCCTCAGCACCCGCGTGTCGTTCATGGCAATGGGCTGGGGACAGTCACCGCGCGGAGTCAAGATGGACGAGGTACGCCCGGATGTATTGCTCATGGATGACTACGATACCGACGAGGAATGCCGCAATCCGGAGATAGTGAACAACAAATGGAACTGGTTCGAGCAGGCGCTGTTCTTCACCCGCTCCATCAGCGAGGCGCTGCTTACCGTCTGGACGGGGAACGTCATCGCAAAGGACTGCTGCGTCTCACGCGCAGGTAACAAAGCAAGGGAACTGGCCGCAAGGGAGAAGCCCATCGGAAACTGGGATATAATCAACATACGCATGGTGGATATCAATAATCCCGATCCGCAGGCGGATTACCAGTTCGGAACGTCCGTATGGCCGGAAAAAAACACTGAAGAGACGATAGACGAGGTATTGGCACAGGTGAGCCTCGCCAGCGGACAGAAGGAGTGTTTCAACAACCCGGTTGTGGAAGGTTCCTATTTCAAGGAGATACGTTGGGGAGAGTGCCCGCCCATAAGCAAGCTCAGGTATATTGTCAGTTACGGGGACCCGGCACCGAGCAACACCACCGGCAAGAAGGCGAAGAAAAACTCCTTCAAGGCGAATTTTCTCATGGGGCTATACGAGGGAACGCTGTATGTATATACCGGATATCTGCGGCATGTCACCAACGACGAGTTCGTGAACTGGTATTACTATCAACGGGACTACGTAAGGGAAAGGACGCAGCAGAGGAACTACATAGAGAATAACAAACTGCAGGATCCGTTCTACCAGCAGGTATTCGTTCCTCTTTTCCTTGCAAAAGGGAAGGAAAAAGGACATTACATCAATATCTCACCCGACGGGCGTGACAAACCCGACAAATTCGTACGTATAGAAGGTAATCTGGAACCGCTGAACAGGGCGGGAAGGCTCGTTTTCAACATACGGGAGAAGGACAACCCGGACATGCAGCGGCTGGAGGAGCAGTTCAGGCTGTTCGACGACGGACTGCCGGCATCGGCAGACGGACCGGATGCCATCGAGGGGGGATATTACATGTGCCAGCAGCTGAACGCCCACATGGAAGCCGGAAGTTACTGGATAGGAAGACGCCCCCATAACAAAAAAAGAATGTGACAAACCATTAAACATGAAAATATATGGCTTATTTGGAAGTAGAGGAAATGACAACCCACATCTATGAGGAGGATATGGATACCATCAGCCATGGCGATGACGCGGCGATGATGTCGGCCATAGACGCCGCCATAGAGGAGGTACAGGGATATCTTACCAAGTACGATACAGGAAAGATATTCGCCGCCAGGGGAAAGGAACGCAATCCCATATTGCTGCTCTTTGTAAAGGACATAGCCGCCTGGCACTTCTGCAACATCTGCAACGCCGGAGTGGATATCGAAATGCGCGAAAAACGCTACGATCGTGCCATTGAATGGCTTAGGAACAATCAGAACAGACAGAACCCAAACCTGCCGGCAGCACCGGAGCAGCCGGGACGGCAAGAGTGCAGGTGCTGTGGGGAAATAGCATTCGGAAGCAATAGGAAACGTGACAACCACTTTTAAACGGAAACTTTATGACAAACAGGAAAAGGAAAGAACGGCAGGAAAAACCTGTGTCCAAGAAGGTCGTAACACCGGTATACAATCAGATACTGGTGCAGCCTGTGCACAGGGGAATAAACGATATAGGCATATGGAAAAGTGCGCTCAGGGCGGCTGACATGGGGCTGCGCAGCAAACTGTACGACCTGTATGAGGATATACTCATGGACGGGACTGTGACGGATGCCATCGGCAAACGCATAGAGGCGATAACCGACTGCGACATTAACTTTACGGTAAACAAGAAGGAAGTACCCCGGATAACGGAACTTATAGATACTGTGGAGTTCGAGAACCAGCTGAAAGAGATCATGTGGAGCCTTTTCTGGGGAATATCCGTAGACGAATATTCTTTCGTGAACGGGTTCGGCTTCAACAGTATACCGCGTAAGCACATACGTCCCAAAGAGAAGCTGATACTACGGCGCCAATACGATACGGACGGGATCAGTTACAGCGATGACGGCATGATCATACAGTGGGGAGAGGATGATGATCTGGGGCTCTTGCTGAAAGTGGCTCCCTATGTGATATACAAGCGCGGGGGATTCGGGGACTGGGCACAGTTCGTGGAACTCTTCGGGATGCCGCAGCGCATAGGAAAGTACAACAGTATGGACGAACAGAGCAGGAGGCTTCTCATACAGGCGTTCGAGGAAGCGGGATCGGCACCGTACATTGTCATCCCGAAAGAGAGTGACGTGGAACAGACGACACTCAGCGGAAGCAGCAACGGCGCGCTCTACAACGATTTCCGCAATGCCTGTAACGAGGAGATACTCATAACCGTACTGGGACAGACCATGACCACCAAAGACGGTGCGTCGCTCTCGCAAAGCAAAGTACATCTGGAAGTGCAGGAGAAGAAACACCGCAGTGACCGGCGTTTTGTCATACGCATGCTGAACAAATACCTTGTACCGCTGCTTGAAAGCAGGGGATATCCGGTACATGGCGGAAAGTTCTCATTCGTGGACAAGAAGGACGAGCTTACCGTAAGTGACCTGAAAACGCTCTCTACGATGATTCCTATCCCCCGCAGTTACGGCTATGAGAAATACGGCATCCCCGAGCCGAAGGACGGGGAGGAAGTGTTCATGGGGGCACCGGTCGATACGGGAAATGATGACCGGCCGGCCAAAGCGGTAAAACCACAGGTAGGAACGGTGGAGAATGCCGATGAACTTACGCTTTGGGAAAGGATAAAGTCTTTTTTCGTGGCGGCCCCGCATCCGGGCGGGGCTGGCATAATCCGCATGAGTGATACCTCCCCCCTGGATGAAAGGCTCATCGCTGCCGTATGGAACGGTGAACTGGCAGGTTTCAGTCCGGAGCTTTTCCGGTTCTTTGCCGAAGACTTTTTAAAGGCTGTTCGAACGGCATTTGAAGAAGGACCAAGAAATGCCGATGTGGGCGTGGCATACAAGTTGTCGGATGACCTGTACCGTATGGCGGCGGAGCAGAACCTGTTCCATTTCTCCGCTGCCAAGACGCTGGCGGAAATACAGGAACTGAACAGGCTCTTCCGGGAAAGCGGGAGCTTTGGTGAGTTTCACCGCAGGGCAAAGGAAACCACCGAAGTGTTTAACAAGACCTGGCAGAGGACGGAATACGAAACGGCGGTGCTCACAGCCGAAGGTATGTCTACCTACCGGAAATTGCGGACCAAGAAAAAGGTATATCCTTTCTGGGAGTACCTGACGGTGAATGACGGCAGGGTACGTGAGGAACACATGAAGCTTCATGGGGTCATCCTGCCTGAAAATGACCCGCGGTGGAACAAAATATACCCGCCGAACGGTTGGGCCTGCAGGTGCCTCGTGACCGGACGGATGAAGCACCAGGTAAAGGTCGATCTTGAAGAGATGCGCCGGCGTGTGGATGACTTCCTGGAAACGGCCGAATGGAAAAAGGCCGAGGCGCAAGGCTGGGGAGTGAACCGCTGTGACTCGGCACAGGTATTCACAGCCGACCAGATGTACATCCGCAAGTTCCCGCAGCAGGCATCGTCCTATCTGAAGGACATGACAGCAGAACGCTGGAACCTGCCCGGGGTACAGGCCATGAAGAGGGACGCTTCAGGGAATATCCCTGTCAGTGGGCGGAGTGAACAGGAGGTATGGGAAACATACGCCGAAGACGGAAGAATCGTACTGACGGATTATGATGGCCGGAAAGTCGTTGTCGAGAAGAAACAGTTCGACAGCCATACTGCAGGCAAGGGACGGGACAACCGCATAAGATACTGGGATGCCATGCTGGAAACCCTGCACGCCCCGGACGAGGTGTGGCTCAATGATGAGATAAAGCATGACCTGCTTGATACTTATTGCCTGTTGAAATACTACAGGGATGAGGTACTGGCCGTAAACTACCGGATAGAAGGGGAAAAGCTGGTGCTGAAGACCTGGTATGTCATGCAGACACGCACACCGGGGAACCGGAAAGTAAACCTTAAAAAGGAGATATGGGACAAACGCCGCAGGGGGCTGCTGATAAAAAAGCGTCGGAGCGCATCCTCGCGTCCGTCCGAACCGTAAAGGTGGAACGATTCCGTCGTTCCTCCGCCCGTTCGGATTGGATAGCCGGTGTTGCACTCCTTCTTGGGGCTGATCCTGCCTGGCGCTGTCGATTCTCAGACCTTGCAAATCCCCCTTGCACCCCCGGGGTGTTGGATACGTGTTGTCTCCCCGTCAGGACAGGACTTCGATGCAAATATAACCATTTTAAAATGTAAAGCAATGGATTTCAGCAAGGAATTGGGACAAAGGGTGAAAGAAGCCATAGAGGCGGTGCCCGAGGCGGTGGCTTCCACTGCAAAACGGTACTTCCTGGAACGTTTCTCGGAAAAGGCGTTCGACGGGGAACCATGGAAGCCATGGGGTAAAAGATACAAGCCCGGAAGGGGGACACTGCTTGTACAGAGTGGAGCCCTGCGTAAGAGTATCGACATTGACGAGATCAGCGCCCGCAGGGTGGTCATTACCGCCGGTGGTGACAGGGTGCCTTACGCACGTGCCCATAACGAGGGATTCTCCGGCAGCGTAGTGGTAAGAAGCCATGAACGTGTGTCCAAAAAAGGGAAGCCGTACGTGGTGAAACAGCACGCCCGGAAAATGCTGATACCCCGCCGCCGGTTCATGGGAGAAAGCCATGAATTGGAAACACTCATAAAAAAAGATGTGGAACAACTGTTTAAAAATACAATGGAACGATGAAAAAAGAAATCTTGAAAACTGTAATGGAACGTATTCGTGAAAAAGTGCCGGAACTACGCTGGGTGGATGCTGACGAAGGGCAGCTGGATTTTCAGGACAGCCGGCCGCCTGTGGCATTCCCATGCTGCCTGGTGGAGCTCAGCTATCCGGGAGCGGAAAACATGTCGGCGGCACATCCCGGAATGCAGCGTGTACATGTTTCCCTGGAATTGAAAATCGGCTTTAACGACTGTGCCTCGTTCAATGTGAACAAGCCACTGCAGGTGCAGGAGGCGGCTTTCGCAAGGCTCGATATGGTAGAAGCGCTGCACAGGGCGGTACAGGGATTCAAAATGGAGAACTGCGCCAAGTCATTCAGAAGAGAGAGGTGCAGGCCGCAAAAGAGACCGGACGGGCTCAAAGTCTATGAGGCGGTATATGTAGCCGATTTTATAGACAACATATAGGTTACCATTTCCAGCTGGGAAACATACGGCGGAGCTGGCGGACGGTGGCGTGGGTGCTGCAGAGCCATTCGAAGAAGTCGGCATGTTCAAGCCAGGCATTGTTGATGGTACGCTCGTCGACAAAGAACTCGTTTTCCGCGAGGATGATCATCACGTCGTCAAGACGGCGGCGCATAATCTCGCGCCAGTAGTACAAACGGGCGGTCATCACGCGGTTACGCAGGCGGATACGCTCGCCGCGACTGGCAGCGCTGCGACGCAACGGAGTGCTTGAAAGCTTGCCGCACCGTTCGTTGAAACCGAGCTTGCCGCATGGAAAAAGTTCTAACTGACTGCCCATATCCTGAAAAATGAATTGTAACCCCTGAATGCTCTGAAACCCTGATACAAAGATACGTAGTATGACACATATATGCAACAAAGAACGCCATATCAAATATTACGGCGCTTTCTAAGGCGGGAAAATAAAGCAGCCGTTACAAGATTACTTGCAGCGGCTGCACTTCTTTACGGGGCTTAAATGGCACTGTCTCACTCTGTCTGTTGATAATAACTGCAATACCCGTCCTCATGTATATCCAGGTCTATAAAAGGAAACTAGCGGCTTCGTCACTGTCGACCACCAGTTTGATAGCGGTAAGGCCTTCCGTATTAGGTTTCTGCAGAAGAAGTGAACAGGGCTGTTTGTAATAGTTCCAATAGTAGATGAATTCGCCCAAATGGAAGTTGTCTATTTGGACGATGTAGTTTTTCGGGATGCGCGGTGTCATATTTCCTGCTTTTTGCCGAAACAGGTTTTCACTTCTCCGTCCGGGACCCACTCCACTGTAACGATACCTT